GTTCTTGGCCTGCGCCACGACGCCAGCTAGGTACTCCTCCGTGATCGTGACGCCGAGAAGCGGGTTCGCCTTCGCCCAGCAGCTCGGGTCATTCAGCGGATCGTCGCCCTTATCGAGCGCGCAGACGTAGCTGAATGTCGAATCGTCCAGCGGCTCGCCTAGGTAAGTCGGGTCCGTCACTGCATCGTTGTTGCCGGCGGCGACCTTGACCGCCCACTCGTGTTCTTCCCATGCGATCGAGTTCCGATCGCTGCCGGAGTTTGTGATCATCAGTAGCAGCGGCTGCCGGCGGAACTTGAAGCCGCGCTCCAGCATCTCGAGGATTTTGCCGTCCGGCAGCTCGTGCACCTCGTCAGCCAAGACGAAGAACGGACGAGGGCCCGAACCAGTCTTCCCCGTGTCCCTCGACACCGGCCTGAAGAAGCTGCCGCTGGCGAAGTGCGCGATGTTGTACTCCTTGCCCGGCCCACCGGAGAAGGTGAGCCGCTTCTTCAACGCCGGCGCAGCGTTCACCATCTTCACCGAGTCGGCGAACAAGATGCCCGCCTGCTCTCTCTTTGCAGCCGCGGCGTAGATCTGCGCGCCTGCCTCGCCATCAGCCATCAAGCCGTAAAGACCGATGCCACCGGCCATCGGCGATTTCCCGTTGCCCTTGCCCTGCTCGATGTATGCCCGGCGGAACCGCCTTGTTCCGTCCGCGCGCTTCCAGCCGAACAGGCTCCCAACCACGAACGCCTGCGATGGATGGAGCTGGAACGGCAGGCCTTCGAACTGGCCTTCCGACAGTTTCAGCACGCTCTCGAAGAACCCGAACACCCGGTCAGCAGCAGCGTGGTCGAAGGTCAATCCGCGCTTGTGCCCCAGCGCAAGGTCGTCCAGGTGACGGCGGCAAGCGTTTCGAACATGCGGGCCAGCGACGATCTCGCCAGCAACGACCGCATGGGCATACGCGCTAGTTCGGTCGGCCGAAGAACTCTTCAGCCGGGTCCTCTTCTTCGCCGCCGCCATGTGACACCTTCGATTCATCCACCGGGGTTGCGCCCAATTTCGACAGCACCGAACTCAGCGCCTGGGCAGCCGACACCCCGAACTCTTCCTCATCCAACCGTGCCGACAACCTACAGGCCATCCGGACCAACACCCGGTGACCCGAGTGCAACCACGGAAGCTCTGCCTCGAATTCCTTCCAGTACTCCAGCTCGACCGGCGACATTCCCGCGTAGGGCTTGCCGAGTGGCCGAACGCTCTTCGGTGCCTTCCGGTCCTTGAAACGACCGGGATTCTTGATGCTGGCGCCAGCGGCTTGTGCCTTGGCCGCCGGTAGCCTTGGGCGGGCCATTGGGGTCGTCCTCTGAATTGTGGAATCGCGCAGATTCGGGTTGCGTCGGTTTCCAAGACGATGCCATTCGAATCTGAACAGGCCCGCCCCCTCCCTTACTCTCACGCCGTCAGCGGCAGCAGGACTTGGCCCAGTGCCTGAGCGCCCTTTGCACCGTTGCAAGCCCTACATGCACAAGCCACGTTGCCCCACGTATGCGTGCCGCCCATTGCGAGCGGAACCACGTGGTCCAACTCCGGCGCCATTGCCTCGTAGCTGCCGCGCAGATGCTTCGGCGTTCTCTGCTTGCACAGGTGGCACCGCCACTTGTCTCGCTCGAACACCTTGATCGGATCGATGCGGTCTGCCTTCAGCCCGCGCTCCACTGCTCGCCTCTTTGCCTTGTGAACCCGACGAAGGCGCCGACCTGCTTCAGTCTTCCTCTGCCTCTTGACCAGTTCCTTCTGGCACGGCGAACACGTCCTGCGGTACTCGCCAATGCCAGAGGCTTTCCGACCGCAGCATCGACAAGGCCGCACCGTCGGCGACATGCCTGCGGTCCACCTAGCTATCCGCCGCAGTGCAGAAACCTCAGCCGCGACACGCGAACTGATGGCCCTTGCTGCGGCTCGATCCTCAGCCTCGCGGGCTTCTCTCGCCCTGGCGGCTCCACCTCGGCACTTCATCGAGCAGAACCGATTCGGCCCTGCATTCCCCTTGCTCAGCGTGCGGTGGCTGGGCTTGCCGCAGTGCTCGCACTCGAACCAGTTAGCCGCAACTCGGACGCGCTGCAGGTGCTGATCAAGAGAAACGACACCCTTCTTCCTGAGCTGCGCCTTCCAGCTACACCGAAGGCAGCAGTACTTCTTGCGGCGAGGGGAAAGAAACTCCGTCTCACAGAGTGCGCAGGTCAGCTGGTGGGGAAGCTTCGGCTGGGCTGCCTCAGCCTTCCGCAGCGTCCTGCACTCCGATCCGCAGTAGTAGATAGGCTGGCCCTTGCCAGTCCTACGAAACTCGACACCGCAACGCTTGCAGTGCCGGATACAATCCGAAACAGCCATCTCGACTCCTGATAGTCGCTGGTGGTCAGGGCCGGCAAGGTGTTAGCGCACCTCGTCGGCCCGTCTTTTATCTGGGGTCAGATTCCGACAGGCCAACCGTCCGCGCCGATCGTGACCCTCTCCTTGTAGCCAAGGTCGCGAGCGGTCTTCCGCTCATGGCAGGACAGGCACCGGACCGCACAGTTCTCGTCCGTGTCCTCGCCTCCGTTGACCAGCGCCTGCTCGTGATCCAGCTCGAACCCATGCGGGAACTCGACCAGTGCCCGGCAGTCCTTGCAGTGCGGATCGTTCGACCACACGCGAAGCCTGCGAGCCTGCAACGCCCGACCCCGGATGCGCTTGTCGGTTGTCGTGCGCTTGACTGCCTTAGACATCAGCCGACTCCGCCACGACCTGGGCTTGGCCGTTAGACTGATCGCTGGTCCACATGGAGGAATCGGCCATGCAGTCTCTGGCGGAACAGCAGTTCGTGATCATGCGCATCAGCACCGGCTCGACAGTCTCTGGTGCGGAGTTCGATTGGGCTGTGGAGCAGGGATACGTAAGTGTCGATGAGGATGAAGGGGTCGAGGTGACCGCGGCCGGTTGGGAGTTCCTGCACGGCTGAGCCTCATGCCGCACCCTGCTTGAGGCGGGCGCGCATGCGGGCGCAGGTCTCGCGGGTCACGGCTGCATCGCCCGGTCTGCCGTGATCACGGCTTGGAGTCCTCGGACTTGGTCGTCTGCTTCACGCCCGATTTGAACAAGACGGCCTGCGTCCTGCTCTCGTAGTTGGGCGAGCGCATCAAGTTCGACGGCGCTGGCGACAGACGCGGCGAGACGGTCGGTCGCACATCCGGCCCACTGCGGCTGCAGCTCGACAACGCCAGCCCGCAGATCAGCAACAACAGCGTCGGGCACACTCGCCGCATCGCGTCGGTCTTCCTCATGCTTGTCTCCGATCTCGGCCATCTTGTCGGCTTGGGTGTGTTCGGTCTGGCGAGCGTCTTGGACTGCCTCGACCACTGCGGTGACGTCCGCCTTGTCGCGCTTGGCGGTGGTCAGGTCTGCGCGGTCTGCGCGCCATGCCCAGCCCGTACCGAATGCCGCCGCGGTCCACAGCACGAAGGCAGCGACGGCGATCAGGATGCGGTTCACGCCGCGACCGCCACAGGCGCGCTGATCTTGAGGATCAGGCCCATCACCGCGCGGCGCTTCTCGGCACCCGATGCGTAGTACTTCTCCCACTGGGCAGTCATCAGCTCGACGCCTACCTCCTGCCAGTCCTGCTTGCGCAGCTGTTCCCACAAGGCCGACCAGTCGCGCAGCTTCTCCGCGCCGAGCAGGTCGCCGATGGCGTAGAGGTACGGCAGTCGCTCCTCCGCCTCCGGATGCACCGCGATCAGTTCGAACACCCGGCCGCGCAATGTCGCTTGTGTGGCGCGCAGGTCATCGGCCAGCACGAAGCTGGCAGCGGCGTCGGTCATCGGGCGCTTCTCGATCGGACGGCCGAAGCCGTGGCGCAGCGTGCCTTGCGCATCCTTGTGCGGCACGGCCTGCATGGGGAACAGAACACGGATCAGCTCCATCGCGAGCGGGTGCGCCCGCGTCTCGACGTCCTGCAGCGTCTGGTCGTCAAGGTCGATCACCGGCATGTGCCCTCCAGCCTCCCGAGCCGGTTTCGAATGTCTTGCATCTCGCTGCGGACGGCGTCGATCTCTCTGTTTCGCATTGCCGGGATGACGTCGCCGGCAGCCTTCAGGCCGCTGAGCTCGCGCCGGTCAGCGATCCATGCGCCGCCGATCGCCAGTACCAGCGTCAGCACGTAGCCGATGTGTGGGCGCCACGTCACAGGCTCCTTGCGGGCCATTCAACCCACCTTCGGCGGCAGTCCGTCCGGCTTCGATTGATTGAGGAACCGGGCCAGAAGGCCCAGCATCGCGACGATTCGAACTGCCCAAGCGGCGACAGGCGGCATGGTGTCGCCACCCACTAGTCCAGTCGCGACCATTGCCGTGTACAGGTCGGGTGTCGCCATCAGCAGGGCCAGTGCCCACGCCGAGTAGTAGCGCCACACCTGCTTCCAGTCGCGGACGATGACCTGCTTTGGCTCGCTCATCGCTTGATCCCCGCTGTGTAGACCATGCGGCCATTCACCCGGCGCGCGGTCATCTCCTGCTGCCGGTTCTTCGGCGCGAAGCTGACGTGCGTCCAGGTCGGCTCATCGATCAGTTGGTCGAAGCGCAGGCCCAGATCGATGATCCGATTGCAGACCTGCGTCGGGGTCATGCCGGCGACACGGATGTCTGCGGCCTGCCCCTTCCGGTGCTGCGACGTCGGAACGCCGCCGACCTGCCGGTTCACCGCCTCGCCCCGGAACGCGCTGTTGACGATCACCGGCTTGCCCAGCGCATCGCGCAGGGGCTGCAGCACGTTGACCGCCAGGGCACGCAGGCTGTCGATCTCGGCCTTAGTCGGAACGTTCGGCAGTCCGGTATTCGTGACCGTCAGCTCGGCCAGCTTGAAGTTGGCGGTGAGCTGCATGGCGTTCTCGGTATAGGTGCCCGCACCGCGTCCAGTAAGGGCGGTGTGATCTGGCGTGGGTAGGCGGGCAAAGAAACGGCCGGGGAGTTAGGCCGGCCAGCTGTTCCGCGCTGACGAACGCAGATCAGCAAGAAGGTGCGGGCGACCGGGAGCTCCCAATCCAGACCCGCAGAACGCAAAACCCCGGCACTTGGCCGGGACTTCTGGTCCGACAATTGTCGGAGATTGCCTGAACTTTAGGGCGTCTATTCGGAATGGTCAAGCAGCAATTGCGAGAATCATCCGGCCCATCATCCAGCCTTTTGCCTCGGCCAGCATTTCGCGGTATTTCCCCATTGAAAGGCCGGCCTGATCGGCCCTGCCGCGCTGCGTTTCGCCCCTGACGTGGTACTCGACGCGCAGCACGTTTGCGAGCGCCGGGTCGTATCGAACAAGCGACAGCCACGCGGATTGCACCTGCTCCGCCATACTGGTGCGCGGCGGAGCGATCGGGGCAGCGAAGTGCGACGAGCGAGTCTCCGCACACAGAATCGGGTCGCGGCTCCAAGACTTTTCACCGGCCCGGATCGTGCGCTGATACGCCACAGACTGCCGGCGATCGACTGACCGATGCCCGTATTCCATTGCGCGGGCGATCGGATGGCTGGCGGGCACCTTCTCGTTCTCGCCAGGCTCTCGCGTCACCTGCTCGCCAAAGACGCGGCCCCAGTGGCGCAGGGCATCCTCAAGCTGATCTTTCGTCATGGCGTGGCTCCTATGGCTTGGTCACGCGCCGCTTTGTCCAGCGCGAATCGGGGTTGCTTGTGGTCGTGCGTGCATGTCGGGTGCTGGCGGCGGAAGTTGCCGCGGCAGAAGGCGGCGCCGTGGTGCCGGGCCTTGTCGCGCTCTCGGCAGATGGCGCACCAGCCGTGGGCCCGGATATGGGTCTCGAAGCTATCCATCGGTTGCATTCCGGGGCTCCGGACTGAACCTGTGTTCCCTTCTCTTTGCTTCGCAGTACGCCTTGTAAGCAGAATCCTCGTCTCGGAATACGCCTAGTCTTCTGACGACGCCCCGAGTGCAAATCTTCGATTCCCAGCAGTTCCTTCTCGCGTTGTAGCTCACCCCAAGGAACCTGGATGTTTTGCCTGGCTGCTTCGTGATGTTCTGCATGTTCTCTGCGTGCGAACACTCCCGCAGATTGCTTAGCCTGTTGTCGGATCGGTCTCCGTTCACGTGGTCAATGACATCGCTCGGCCATCTGCCTTTGACTACCAGCCAAATCAGCCGGTGTGCTTGGTATCTACGACGCTTGATGCTGACAACCTCGTAGCCTCGGGAGTAATGCCCGCCAGCCCTCGCGCCAGCGTGGACACGGCGCGACGGTTTGACCTTCCAAGTCAGATGACCGGAATCTGAGTCGTAGGCGAGAAGAGCCCTTGCCTCTTCAGCACTGATCGCCGGTGGAGCATTTCTTGACGTCATACCTTCACCTCGATCGGTGCGCGCGGGCATAAGGCACACCACTTCGCGAACCCCATGGCGATCGGCCACGGCGTCCCGCTCGGGTACTCCTGCGTCGGCTGGCCGATGCCCGGCGCCCAGCTCTGGCAGCCGGGCTTGGCCCAGTCGTTGCGGATCTCGACCTCGATGCGCTCGCCGCTGAGCTGGTCGATGCCGTAGCGCGTGTATCTGGC